TCTTTCAAGGTAAATGAATTGCCTAATTCAATTTGCTTACTCAACCTTTCTAAATCAAGTTTTCCGCCTTCAATACCAAGCAATCCCTTCTTGTATTCTGCTTCTTCGGCAGCACGCTGTGCTTCAACTTCTTTACCTAAAATATTGGTTTCATACTCTTGCTTAGCTCTGCCAGCATTATAATAAGTTCCCAAGCCTTGCTGAGCACCTTCGCCAACTGCGACAAAAGGATTAGTAGATTTGCTGCCGAGCATTCCCAAGCCAGCCGCCATTACGCCAAGATTAGCTTCATCCGATAGCGGATGGCCGACAATCATTTCCGCAAGTGTTCTTGGTTTGTTCGGGTCTGGCGGAGCCTGTAGGTTTTTTAACGTCTGGTCAAGATTAGATGCAATACCAGCAGATGTTACTCCGCCAGACTGCCCATCATCTCCAGCATAACCTTTTCGGTCAACTAAGCCACCAGATGCAAATGAACCATATGCAGTGTCGGCAAGACCTACTTGTTGAGTTGGCGAATATGGCGAAAACAATCCACCAAACGCAGATTTTATATTAGCGCGTTGCCCCGGCGTGGTCGTTGCGGATTTAATGATAGATGTAATATCAGGACTATCATCTTTAATTTCCTGCCGTTGCGGTCTGGTGTCCCAACCTGTGCGCACTTTTTGCACGTTTAAAAGCGGCATAATATCAGCCATCGTCAGCGGTGTTTGAGAACCGCCACTTGGTTGATATGCATATGGAACTTCATTGAAATAAGAAGCTTCAACCCCACCGCGCAATGCATAATTAGCGCGGCCCAGCCCTTCATGGACTGCCCCACCCATAGAATCAGCCAAACCACCGCGTGCAAAATGGCCCTTATCAGCAGCATGTTTAGTTGCATCATCGTAGTTAAGATAACGCATGCCTTTGTCGTCTTTATGGACAGCAGATGGATTATGCTTTTCAACTTCCTGCGCGCTTAAGCCCATGCGGGTCGTGTCGTCGCCCTTGTAATTATATTTATAAATATTCTGGCCATCGAAGGTTTTGCCAACAGGCTCCATGTTTTCTTTGAACCGTTCATCCGATCCAAGCAAGCCTGTCTGGCCTAAAGCTAAGGTTCCACCAATAATAGATGAAAGCATATTGCCTGTTGGCTGAGACGTAAGAGCCGTGCCACCGGATTGGCCACCAATTCCCAATAGCAAGTTAGCAAGCAATTGCTCATTCTGATACGGGAATGCCTGAGCAGCTTGGAACTGCTGTTGATTCGCAACATCTTTTGCTTGTTGGATGCCGCGCTGCACTGCACCAGAACTCATTTGAGCTTGAGCGCCCTGCAATGCAGCATTCTGTGCGCCAGTTCCTAATGCAGCCAATTGCTGTGATGTTGCTTGATCGATGCCAAATGCCTGACCAGCAAGACCAGCTTGAGCCTGCGCTGCGCCGACGTCTTGTGAAAACGCTTGCTGCCCAATGCCAGCCAATTGCTGTGCGGTCTGCGAACCAGCGCCAAAATTTTGCCCGGCCAAAGCAGCTTCTGCTTGAGCCGCAGATAGTCCTTGGCCAAAACCTTGCTGACCCAATGCTGCAATCTGGTTAGCTTGGTTAGCCAATGCTGCACGATTTGCTTGAGCAGCGCCAAGATTAACACCTTGCTGCTGTTGAAATGCGCCTAAACCTTGCGCATAACCCTGATTAAGCAAATTACCCAACACATTTCCAGTAGCGATATCCTGTTGCCCTTGCAAGGCAGCACGAGCCAAATCAGCACGCTCACCGCCAAAAGCACCCTGCATGATTTGATTGCCAACCAAACCCTGCTGTTCCATTTGTTGCTGTTGACGCAATGGAGCAAGCGTACCTTGAACCACTTGGTTCATATACGGGTTCATGTATTGGCTTAATGCATCTTGGTTAAACTGTTGAGCATATACAGGAGCCGCTGCATTTCCTGCCAAATTGGTAGCTTGGGTAAGATAATTTTGGCCCTGTCCCAATGCAGTATTGACTGCGGCTTCTTGCTGTCGGACTTGCGGGGTTAATTCTGCATATGCGGCGTTTAATGTATTTGTTGCGTTTTGATTGTATTGCGAGCCTAATTGCTGGCCCAAACCAACTTGGTTGTACGCCGCATCAATCTTTGGCAATGCATAAGCTTGGCCTTGATTGATATCGGTTGTAGCTTGCGCGAAATATGGCTGAGCTAACCCAGCTGCCGCATTAATATTTTGAATGCCTGTCTGCTCAGTAGGGGATAATCCCGCCACCATTTCGCCAGTATATTGCTGGTAAGGCTGGTTATATGTATTCCAAGCTAAGCTAGACAGTTTATCGTAGTTTGCTTGCGCCGCTGCGGTGGGAAGCGTCGTAGATGAGCTTGTTGATGTACCTGTAGAACCACACACGGCGAAACTCCAAACTTAAGTATTTACGTCAACTTCATCCGGCGAAGCATTCTTAGCCCCGTATACGAAAAAAGCACCGATAGGCGTACCAAAGTGTTTCTGGTATAGCTCCACTTTAGCATTTGTTCTGTGATTTGACAAAACCCCAATCATAAGGGGCATTTCCAATCCATCCGCTGTATTTTTTGCAAATTCTATCATCTTATGCAGCCGAGATACAGTGGCATTTCTATATTCTGGGCGGACAAATACTGCTGATTCTTCCAAAAATGGCGTATCGGAATAGAAGTTCGTGGCAATCCGTAGCGCCGTCATGGCTTCCAAATTGCCTTTTGGACCTACCACGCCAATGATCCCGCCGTGTTTGTGCAAAAGTGGGCGCACATTGTGGCGAACCTTGGCTTCGTTAAATTCAAACATGCCAATTTCTTGATGCATCAATTTGGCTAAAGTTATAACACCATCTTCGTCTTCAGGCTGGGCAACTCTTACCAAAGGCTCGGTAGTAACACGTTCATACTTAGGCATTCTTTTACGCGCACTCTTAGACAAGCGAACACGTTGTTTTTTAAACATTTCGTCCATTTTTAATCCTTCTTTGGCGGGGAAAGTTTTTGGAGAGTTTTAATATGCTGTTTACGTAATTTCATTACGAATTGGTCCAATATGCGATGACCCAGATCAATATCCCCATTACCAATACCCAATACTGCATACGGCGGAATAACGTACTCTCCGCCAGCAGCAACAATAGGGACAGGATTACCAGTGTCGTGAGATCCATCGTCATGATATTTTGATATCATTTCTGTAATGTTTTTGAAACCGCTTAGTGTATTTCCCTCGCCAAGAAATGCCACTTCTTCTGCCGGAATGACGTATGCCCCAGCAGGAACATGCATGGGAAGATGATCTGTGCGACCTGCAACAGGGCTATGAATTGGCCCGACATGCACTATGTTCCCGTTTTGTTCTCCACCACCTGCTTTTCCTGATCGAGCAATATTTAATGCCGCAGCTACGGCTTGGTCATGCGGATGTCCTGAGCGGGACATTTCGCTTATATTCTGGCTGATTGTGGCTTGGCTAGACCCGTGTTTTAATGGCATCACGAATATCCTACAGAAATAATGGAACTAGTGCCGGGGGAAAAGTATAAACCCGTCGCAAATGGAACTTGGATTTGATAGATACCAAGCGTATTAGGAACGGCGTAAATGCGAGAACCTGATGCTGCCGAAGTAGCATCATAAAGATAACCTTGTGTAGAGCCTGCTACTATAACGCTTACGGTGGCCAACCAACCAGATGAAGATTTAATTATTGCCCCCGCAGATAATTCCTTACTGTTTACCGCGCCAGCATGAAAATTTACAGCATTTGCATATGAATTAATTGCAATAACGCCATTTTTCTGAGTAGTCAGGATATCATCTAAACTAGCCATCAGAATTTCCCGTCTAATTGATAGCGAAATTTAATGCCGCCCAATCGCCAGAATGTTCCAACATCTTGAGACGACAATGAAAACGCCATGTAACGCGCCCTGATTCGGCAAGATATGTATTCCGTTGATTGCGTCATAGGGAATGTAATAGACGATACCTGCCCCGATGGCGAACCAGAATAATAACTGGTTGACGGAGAAGTTGCAGTATCCGTAGCATAATTTGTATAATAAATGGTCACATACACCGTAGCGTTTTGATTGCCGCTATACGTGCCCCATTTCATATCAGGCCAAATTTGGTCCACAAACACAATATTTTCGCCTTCGGTAAGCTGAAAATAACCTGTTTGAAATGATGAAAGCATGGGTGTAGTGGTTGTTCCCACCGCAGCATCGTTACCTACTTCGTGTTGGTAGATGTATGTATCACCACCCGCAGCAATAGGAGATCCCAAGCCAGATTGGTCAATCCATGCTGTACGGCTCAACGTACCAAAATCCCACTGCCCAATAAGGAAATTATATTTTACATATGAATCGTTTTCTGTGGAGTTTTGCGATGGGTAATACCAAGTTACTTCGTTAAATTGGGAGTTAACGCCGCAACATACTTTATAATAATAGTTTGGATTAATGTTTTGGAAAACTACGTCAAATATTGGGCATGGCATTGGTTCCGGGCCGCTACCTGTCATTACAAAGAAATTGCGTTGAGACATCCAATAAATAGAATTATTTACCTGACCAATGCAATGACGGGATATAGCACCGCAATTTGATCCAATTTTGTTAAACCCATAAACAAGTGGGAATCCCACATATTGCATGGCCCACAAATCAATATCTGTCCAAATAAGACCTTGTTGCGGCCCTTGGAAACCAGCTACAATTTTTGAACCCGTAGGAATACGATACGAACCTGCTTGATTGGTTACAGTAGCATTCCAAGTCGTAAAGTCTTGTACATCTGACCAGCGGATGAGCAACGGATCCGGCGAAAGCGTAAAGCTAGATCCATAGGCTATCACTTGTCGTTCTGGCATGGCGACAAAGATGCCGCTATTAACCAATGGAGCTTGGGCGCTTAATAGCTGTGCATTTAAAACTGAGCCGTTAGGTTGCCAATAGTAAATTGGCCCACCCGCGGGGCATGCAATTAAATCTTGCCCAAAGTTGTCTAAAGTCCAATCTGTCGCTGTAATGGCAGTGCCGGGATTTGTAATAGCCGTACCAACGCCAAAGCCACCAACACCAAATCCGCCAACGCCGAACCCGGTGCCAATCGGCTGAGGTCCAATGCCAATATAATAAACAGATTGAACATTTCCGTTATTGATAGCGGTAGGGCCAGCCGATGATGTAGCTAAGTTAGATGCGGCAAATGTAAATGATCCTGCACTGGGCACGCTTACGACAGTGTACAACCCAGACAGTGTAATTCCGCCAATTGTAAGCGGCACGCCTATATAGAAATTAGACCCAACGCTATAACCGTGGTTGTCAAAATACCCTGTAACAATAGAGGATGACGAGGTTGTCTGAAACGAATAAACACCAACTAATTTTGCTGTTCCCGTGCCAGCGCCAACGCCTGTGGCATTAAATATCACGCCAACCGTATTCGCCGATGCGCCAATTAACGTGTAATCCGTCGTGCCAACGGTTACAATTTTGTACGTTTTCCCCACAACAAAAGAGCCTGCTGTGGTATTTGTCGATGTATTGGCCGTCGATGTTGCCGCAGATCCGGCATTAATTGTGTATGTTGTCCCGGCATAGGTCAATAACTGGTAGGGACCAGTAAGCACCAACCCGCCAACAGAAACAGGTGTTACAAAGTCAACGTAGTCAAATACCGTCAATACCAATGTATTAGAATCCGTGACTGAAACTGTACTAGATCCAGCTGTAGTTGCAAAAACAGGGGCGGTATTTGTCGTAATTGTGCGTGGCGTTATATCCGCCAAATTTCCGCTGGTTAAAACGCTCAATGAAGACTCTGCACCAATACCAAGATAGTTAATGGCATTTAAATCTGACCACGCCTTTAGTGCGCGAATCTTAGACCCAATAGCAGAATTAAAATATGCGACCCATCCGCCCAACTTCTGAGCGAGGCCAAATCCATTACGCTCTGATAGAAACCGAACAAGCTGCGATGACGAATACGCAGCCTCATTCAGAACTGGTGTATTGTTAGTTTCTACGCCGGGTTTGAGCTTTATGGTTCCAAAGGGCATGATTAGCCCCTAGTCGGTGAAGCAGCAGGAGCAGGCGAATAGGATGTCCACGCAGCTGCTTGGAATTTCTTGCGGTTTTCTTCTATCAAGGCGCTGGCTTTGAGTGCTTGATACTGCGACTCATACGTTTGAGCCATCTGTGGATCATCATTTAAGCGGCCAAAGTTGCGTTGGAACGCCGAAATATAGATCATGGATGCCATAATAAACATATCTGGCAAATAGGTAGATATGAATGTCGTAGTGTTAGATGCAGAAAGTGGCGCAGAACGAATTGTCCCGGTCAATCTAACAGCATAGCTTGAGCTAGGGGTAGGACCGACAATTATATATTGGCTTGTATTACCTGTAGTATTAGTATCGCCGCCATAAACAGCAAAATACTGAGGCAGGCCAGTTGTAGATCCCGATCCGTAAACATTTTGAATAAATTCCTTGCCAACAGGCAATAACGGCGTGGAGTTTCCTGACCCGTCTATAACTTCAAAAGTTTGAGGAACAATGAATTGAGACGTTGGCAGGGTTAAAGTGTTATTTCCACCCGTAAATGTGTAAGCATTTGTGCTAATTTGCGTAGACAAAAAGTCCAAGTCTCTTTGCATACGAAGTTCTGCGTAATCAATCATGGACGGGATAATAATTGTAAAATTAGTATCCGTGACAGGGACTACTGCCATTGTCGCTATTTGCTGCACATATGATGCGTATGTTAACGACATAACTTAACCCCTACGACGCCATGTCAAAGGCAGCCTTTTCCACAGACGCAACTCGACTTGACCAACCACGTCCAAACGTACCATAAGTTGGCAAACTTTGCAAAAACGCTAATCTTTTTTCGCAGACTCCCGTAGCAATCTCACGAGGGTTAGCCGCTTCACAAGCATTAATTGTGGCTTTCCCGACTTGTCCGTCTTGAGCCACACCAAGTACCTGCTGAAGGGTTTTTGCGGCACGGCTCACCCCACTATTAACAGCCATATCAAAAGTGGCATAGTCAATGCCAAGAGGAAGTGAGTCGCCACTGATTTTATCCCAATAATTAGCTTTATACAAAGGTGCTACATCCTGCGGTCCTAAAGCCCTCATTTCGGCTTCGGTTACAGGATTTCCTACCCAATTTTCCCAAACGGATTTAGTCACGCCTAAATTAGTCATTCCGCCGGGGTCTTTAGGGTTATTAACAAACCCGCCCTCAGATTTAAGCACAAGGGCTAAGCATTGTGTAAAATTATCTTTCACTGGTTATTCCTTTGGGGCGGGTGAGTGCTGATGCGAAGAGCCAAAGTAATAAGAAAGAACTAACGTCAACGCGGCATCTAAGGTTCCAAGAACCCGTGCAATTAGTTCGCGCATAACGTCAGGAATAATGCTGTTTAGAAGGTGCCATTGAATAAAAACCCATGCGCAAATAACCACAACTGCAAGAACGCGAGGTGTCCAATCATGGGTTTGAATAGCCATTTGGCGAGCTGAATTACGGTCATCTGCCGCAATCCGCTCCAAATCAATGTCCAAAGATTTCATCTGGGTTTTAAAATCAGCGTCAATCTTTTTAAGCTGCGCTAATTGATCGCCTGTTGGATTGGCAAGTGCCGCCATAATGTCGTCTTGCGATCCGTCCTCATGACCAAATAAAGCCCCCGAAAGAGCTTTAACCGCCATACCAGCAACTGGGCCGCCAAGAGCCGTTGCAATAGTGGGGGCAACTGAACCAATCAATGGTCCAAAAGTTTTAAGAATGTCCATGTTATTTCCCCTCCGTTACCTTTTCCAAAATACGAACACGAACCGCCAGATCATTGATCTGTTTGGACAACTCATCCCGCAGCCTGTACCGTGCTTCAGCGGAAATAGGACTATCCGTAGGAATACCCGCTGGCGTTATAAGCGCAGGCATTTTGCCTTCAAGTTCCTGCACTTTGCTATTTAAAGTGGTAATTTGGGTTAGTAACCAACCAATAGCGGCAACCAAAATTGGAAAAACCATGTTGATGATTTTTGAAAAATCAAAATGTTTTTCTTCCATCACTTCACCGTTACCATAAGAATTACGCCGATTACGCCAATACCCAATACCAGAAAACCGACAATACTGCTAACCATAATTAAATCCTTGCGGTTTTCTTCCTGCTCCTTTAGCGCCGCCGCAGCTTGACGGGCCGCCTCTTTCCGCATCTCAATAACCTGCCGTTGGATACCTTCCCACGCCGCAGGACCATATTGGCCCACGAACATGTTCTTTACTTGAAGCTGCATATCCTGAGCTTTGGCCTTAACAGCGTAGCGTTTTACCGCTTCCGCTTCGTAGTCCGCTTGGCTTTGGAATAATTTTTTCTTATGCGGCGTTGATGTTACCGTAACAATCTGGCCGATCTTACTGAATAAATTGCTTACCTTCTCCGCAGTCTCCATCATGTCCCGACCCGAATCAATGGCGGACTTGATGCTATTGTAGATTGCAGTCGCGCCAGCGATGAGGGTAAATGGATCCATTATTCTGCCGCAGAAGTTTCAGAAGATGTTTCTGGCGCAGGAGCTTCAATCTGTGGCTTGGCTTGCCCATGCAAAAGCGCAATCAAGTCGGCCACTTCCGAATATACGCCAGCACTAAGATGCTTTAACACGGTGTTAACGTGGGCTACCGTCAATTTCAGTTCAAGTTCAAGATTATCCATTTTATCCTCTTAGAATGGTGGGTTTTGGGATTGTGTTACTGGTTGAGCTAATTGTTTAACTTGATAAGCAATTAATTCTTCAACCGCAGGCATACTAATGGATTGAGAAACCCATTGGTAGGCTAATTGTTGGGTAATATCGGAATATGGGACAAATTCTGCTGGATTGGGTGAACTTAAATTCACCGTACCAGAAGAAGACGATGTGACTGAGCCATCCGTACCTGTGCAAACCCAATTAATAGCTGTGACTACGTCAGATAAGCCATTAGATAGCGGATTCACTATAAACTGAGGGAACGACCAAGCAAAATTCATAACGCCCCCGCATCAGAGTCCCAATATCATCGCATAAGCAATAGACTGTGCTTGTGTAACATTTCCAACGCTTGATGAACTAGCCAAACCAACATTAGTCCCGTCGCAATACATAATAATGCTATAGGTGCGCGGAATAGCCAACGTGCCGCCTGCTGCGGCATTGCTGCCATTATTAGATCCTATGGATACGGTGTATATACCCGTGGTATTATTGGTAACAATCCACATCCCGCCAACGCTTTGTGGCAATAAAACCAATTGATTCGCCGCTAATGCACCCGTAAGCAGGAACCTCATGCACTGGGACGTATTACCCGCTGCCGTGGAACTAGGGGCCGCAATATTCGTATACGTTGTACTTCCGCTGGTGCTGACCGATACGCTGGTCGTATTGCCAAACATCTGGTCAAGGATGGTGGCGTTATAGTTAAGCGGCTGATCCCACGTGGGGGATGTGCTATTATACGCTGGTTCGTTAAGGGCAAGGTTGGTTGTAGTAGACATTATTTATCCGCCTTCCCATCCAGCTTGTCGTAAATACGCTGAAACATGCTTTCAATGTGATCCATGCGTTTGTCCAAATCTTCTTTAAGGACGTATTCTTTTGGCAATGTGGCTTCTAATTTATTAATATCCCGCTGTAGTTCTTTAACAGCCCCCCATAATTCCCGCATCAGCCATCCGGCAACAGTCAGAACCGCACCCAGTCCAAGATTTATGAGGTTCTGAAAATCAACCATATTACGCTTCCCGAATGATCGCCGTGGAGGTATCCCTGTCAATGGATAGTACACCATAACAGACAATATTCCAATCCATACCATCCCGTTCATCCTTTACGGGAACATTAATATCCAAGTGCTTGAATAGGTATTCTTTACCGTTATTTTCAAACACCCGCCAGACATGATCTTCCGTCCCGCGTCCCGGCTGGCCCCGTGTTTTGTTAAATCGGATGCTGTACTTGTTCATATAACCTCCGCCGCTGGCAGGGGTGGATTCATGGTAGCCGTCAAATTGAAGTGTATGAAAGTCATGGGGTCGTTGGAAGCATTGCGGGTGAAACTATGCGCTAACCAAGCATTTGTGAAAATCAATGTGCCATCTTCTGGGGCAACATTAATGGCATTGCTTGCATGGGTAATGTTGGCGGGATCAAATTCTGGCAATCCTATTTGTACCTTACCAGAACGGGGATCATGGAATGTAGCTACAGAACCGTTTTGCGGCGTCTTAAGGAAGTAAAATCCCACAATCTGCGCGCCATGTGCATGAACGTGCTGATCCATGCCGCTGTATTTGTAATGTTGCTGCG